CATTGAAAACATTGCGAGAAGACGCTGAAATGGCTTTGAATGGGCAGTGGAACAGAACAGACGGTGGATTCGAGGCACAAATCACTTTAATCGATATGGTACTATGAGTAAGGCAAAGTTTTATCACGCGGTATTAGTTAAGGTTAAAGGGGATGTGATTCAACACGTCTACCCACACCTTAAAGAAGGTCAGATGACTTTGGAAGAACGTATGCCCGATGACGCCTTGTGCCCCGAGTGTGATGATTCCAGGAGAGAGTGGTATCTTTTACCTAAGGAAAGTATCATGGTATCGGAAGGTGGTAAACCTTATTGTGAATGTATGAATTGTGGTTACACTACACACCTATAACTATGGTAACAGTATATTACAAAAACGATAAAGGTGAAAACAAGATTGTTCTTGTGAGAACCTATAAAGAAGTTAAGCGCAGGATGAATGCTTTTATGCTTAATAGCTTTGACGAGAACGTAAGCGTATTCAGGAAGAGACGCGGCCAATGGGGTGAATGGTTTGAAAATTGGTCAAGGATCGGGGGCAAAGCTAAAATAATTCGAGAGGGTTGGCAATAATTTTAAAAATAAATTTGCACAGTAACTTTTTTATACTTATCTTTGTATCATAAAATAAAAACAATATGGGCCAATATTACAGAGGTGTTATCCTCAAAGAAAACAAAAAGAGCGTTGAGGCGCACGTGGTATCGTATGATTTCGATAGCGGTGCCAAATTAATGGAGCACTCATGGGTCGAGAACCCGTTTGTTAAAGCTTTCGAAACCCTGATACATAACAACCCCAAGCGCGTTGTTTGGGCGGGAGATTATGCGGATGAATGCAAAGGCCTTAAGACGAACGTTTGGGGTCGATGCGGGGAGAAACTTGTAACGAAACCTGAATACTGTTTGTCGGTGTTGGATAGTATCTATGTGATTAACCACACCAAGAAACAATACGTATCGAAGCTAGAGCTAGTGAATAATGACGGGTGGAGAATTCATCCACTACCATTGCTAACTTGCGAGGGTAACGGTCGAGGCGGTGGAGATTTCCGAGGCGAAGATAAAAATAGTTTAGTTGGGTCATGGGCACGCGATTTGATTTCGGTTAGTGACGTTGAACCTAAGGAGTTTAAAAAGATTGATTTCGACTTGTTCGAGGATTGATAATTCGTTTGTTTATTTGTAAAAGAGTGGGAGCAGCAATGTTCCCATTTTTTTTATAAAAAGTTTGGTCAGTAAAGTTTTTTATATTACATTTGATGTATGATAAACGAAACGATATATAGAAAACAGCATACCTACCTTGTTATTGAGAACGAGACAAACGAGTATGTTCGTTGGGCTACACCTACAAAGGATATATTCTACGCAGGTAGTGTTGCCGATGCATTGATCGGGTTGCCCGAAGATGGGTTCAGAGCGATTGCTGTATGCGATGCACCGACACACATTCAAAAGGAGTACGAGGAAGCCGTTGACAAAGCGATTATGGGTGGAACGCTGGAGTTAAAGGATATGTTACCAAAGGAGTTGAGTGTATTCCTATGTTATTATGTAGATGATGATGGTAACTTTGTTTTTGACGAGGACGAAATGATTAACAATTTCAGCACTATGTTGAAGCAACTTGAAATTATTTCGGAAAAATATAAAAAATAATTTGCACGATAACTTTTTTATACCTATCTTTGTAACAAATAAATAAACAAGATGAACAAACAATTCAAAAACAAAAAAACCTTGTTGGTTGGTGAGGGTATCAATCAGCACACTTTGTATGGCGAGTTTGCAGTAGCAGACACCATTAACGACTTTGCCGATGTAAAGGTAAAGGAAACGAGTTTCTTAAAGCACGAACAACCAAGTGGTGCTTGGAGTAACGAACACAAGACCTTGCAAGTTGAGAAAGGTAATTGGGTTATGGGTAAACAAGTTGAGTACAACCCATTCAGTCAGCAAGTATCACGAGTTTGGGATTGAGTTAGTCCGTAACTAAAAGAGTGGGAAGCGAAAGTTTCCCATTTTTTTTTCATAAAAAATTTGGTGGGTAAAGTTTTTTACATTATATTTGTAAGACAATAAACAAATAAACAAATGGCAAATCCAGAAATTCATTCAAAAAGTTCAGTTAAGCGTTGGGGTGGTAAGATAGAAGATTATATCGCTATCCACGAACTGATAGATAGTCCAAAGGCGACTATGAACAACAATTCATCAAGAGCATTAACCCACAACACTTGGTTTGCTTATACCATTATCCCAAAGATATTTGGTTACAACATTATCAATTCAAGTGGTAAGAGTGTAGATACGATTGATATTGCTATGTTACATATAGCAGAGGACTTTCGTATGAAGTTTGTTCCGACACCACAAGATTACCTTAAACACTTGCAGGTTCAACCTTGGTTTAACAATGGAGTTAAGGACATTGAGAACCCCGAAGCGACAAGGGAAGCAGAAGAACTTTTAGAAAGAATTAGAGAATAATTTGCACACTAACTTTTTTATACTTATCTTTGAAGTAACAAATAAATAAACAAATGGAGAACGAAGAAAAAATTATCCAACTTTGGAAAGAATTAGGAATCACCCACATTGACTTTGAGTTTACTTGTGGTGGTGATAGTATGAACGACACAACACTTGTTATCCACAAGGGAGATGAGGTGGTTGAGAACGATAGGATTAGTACCTATTTTGACCACATTGTCTATGACCGAGTGGAGTTCTATGTAAATTCCGATGGACACTATATGGGTGAGAGTGGGAATGTACTGATTGAAATGAACGATGAGGGTGATGGCTTTTACTTTATGAAGTCGGCTCAATCGGAGTGGTGCGAGAGAATGACAAGCGAAGTTGAAGTGGAATTGACTGATGAGGAAGTTCAGTTCGTAAAAGAGTTTGTTCGTGATTTGAATGGTGGTGATGGTGAGAGAATAAACTTTAACTACAAAAAGGACTTTATCATTAACGAGAAACGAAAGGAACTGATTGATAGTATCGGTGATAAAGTTGGTGATGCTTGTGGTAATTTCACCCCCGACATTGAGGGTGATGGTGAAATCAACGATTGGTATTCATTCACCACAAACGAAGATGATATTACCGACAATGAGATTACTTTCAAAGGTAACAAAATTGTAGTAACCCTATCAAACGAATACTATGTTTACCAAGATAGTGATAATTAAATTTGCACAAGAACTTTTTTATACTTATTTTTGAATTAAACAAATAAACAAATGGAAATAGTAATTAACAATGTGCCGATTGAATTTAATTTGGCTTGTCGTATCTTGAAAACAAAAGGTGGAGATTGTCCCTTTGATGAGTTGCAAGATTTTTGGGAAGAGATTGTCCCTTTGAACTTTAAGGATATTGCTCAAATTCCTAACTTGGAACAAAGGCGAGTTGCTTTATTATTCCTTGGAATAGAGAGAATGATTGCCGAGGTTAAACCCGAATTGGTGAGCAGTAAAACTATCAGTAAACAAACCACTTGGGTTATGGAAAGTGGTGAGTTGGTTGAACACAAGTTTGATGATACCTACGAACTATACAAAGTGAATGGTGGTTATTTTAACAATGGTGAAAGTAATCGTTGGAACGCTATTGGTGATGCTTACTATGTTCGTTGTAAAGACACAAGTACCGATAGAGAGTATCTTATTTGGGTTGATGTGAATAGTGTATGGAATGTTAAATGTGAAAACGATAAGAACTTAAATCGTTGGGAGTTTAACATAAGCAAGATTGATGCGATTGATTGTATTGCTTGGACTATTCAAACCAACATTCCACAAGGTAACATTGAAAAGATTGTTCGCCAAGGTGATTGTATTATGATTAAACCGAAAGGTAAATACGACACGATAGGTGAACGACATTTGTCAAGTGCTGAATACCTTAACTTACTTGTAGCAGAGAGTTAATAAAGTGGGGAAGAAATTCCCCATTTTTTTTTTTGCAAATTTTGATCAATTTATTTGCACACTAAAGTTTTTTATGTTATCTTTGAAGTATAATTAAACAATATGGCAGTAGAAACAAAAACCCAAGCACAAGAAGTGGTAGAGAATGTTACCAACTATCTTAATTCGTTCAGCAACAAGAACAAGGCTTTCATCCAGGAGATGAATCGCGAACACCGAACTTTGCAACAATCATTCACAAAGTTATGTTTGGAGTGGTTGGAGAATTGCGCCAGCGAGGAGTATCACTTTGACGGCAGAAATGAAGCAAGCCACAAGGTATCCAAAGAGGTGGTGGAAGGCTTTCGTGATGCCAAAGGAACAATGAGTAACCCAAGCGAGTGGTTGCCCTGTATTTAGAAATCTGTTTTGTTTTTCATGATAAGGGGTTGCAGCGATGCAGCCCTTTTTTTTGTGCCCTAGTAAAAATATTTTATAAAAAACTTGCACACTAAACTTTTTTACATTACATTTGAATTAACAAATAAACAAAGTATTATGAAAGATTTAGCAACCTTAGATTACAAAGAGAGAGTAGGTTATTTCCCTTATGCGGGTGCAACTGAAAAGCAAGAGTGTAGAGAATTTAAAATGGCGTGTTTAGAACCATTTGCAGACCGTTTAAAGAACTTTCTTACCTTATCAGCAGACGAGTTCGCCTTTGAGCAGATGCTGGCTTTAAACAGCAGATTTTCGAAACTTGCGGTAATTGATTCATTCGAGAGAAGGGAAGATGTTTACTTGCAGGGTTTACCTAAGTATAAGAGATTAAAAAAGGAACACCAATTGATCCACTACAAAAAAGGGGACATATTCGATGCTGAGTTTAAAAAATACGATGTAGTTGATTTAGACCTTTGTGGTTCATTCACTATTGATTTGATGAACGAAATGTTATCGGCATTCCAAAACTTTAACAAAGGGTTTATCTTTATAACAATGACAAAGAACGTCAGACGTTCACTATTGGTTGATAATATCAAAGAGTATGGGGCTAAAAACTTGCAAGAGTTTCGTGATAAAAAGTTTGCGAAGTACCTTAAAAACATTTGTGGGTTGGAACAATACGTTAAACCATACACATACGCAAATAAATCTTTGAATAGTAAGGCGAAAGAAATGATTGTATATATTTTTACAAAAAACTTGTAAAAAGTTTGCACACTAAATTTTTTTATATTATATTTGAATCATAAACAAAAACACAAAAAAAAAACAAGTTATGCGAGTATCCATTAAACACCTTACCCCGAAAGTTATCGAGATGACAAATAAGGGTTACAAATTAGCCGAAATTGCAGAAGCACTTGGCTTAACAAAAAAACAAGTTAGTAACTTGAAAACACACCACGTGTCCCCAACACTTTTAAAGAAGGCGGATGTTCCTTTGAAGCGTGGCGAAAAAGCGTGGGCAACCCGCAGAGCAAACGCAAAGAACGAGGTTACGAAAGCGAAGCCGAGATTGATTGACCTTAATGGATTGGTAATTGAAATCCATAGTTCAATGATTAAGAAAGTTATTATCAGTGAGAAAAACACTATCAAAGTTTTCTAATCGGTAATGAGTTTAGTAGAGGGGATGGAAACGTCCCCTTTTTTTATTACCAGGATTGATCGAAAATAATTTATAAAAAACTTGCACACTAAATTTATTTCCATTATCTTTGAAGTAAGAAAAACAATTAGACATGAATATCGTAGATTTTTTAAGAGCAAAACCAAAGGTGGAATATACCTACTTTGATACAAAAAAAGGATACCATACAAAGGTGTGGGAGTTCCGTTGGTCAGGAATTTTTGGTCAGGGTTACTATCAGTTAACAAAGAACGGACGTAGGCATCCAATGAGCAAATTCAAGGTTGCCCAACAAGTGTACAATGAGTACATGGACATGGATTGTAAAATAGTTGAAGAAAAAGTTGCACACTAAACTTTTTTATGTTATCTTTGAAGTAACAAATTAAACAAGTGATGGCAATTAAAAGATTAAACCGAGAAGAAATGATGGCGTGGCTCGAAACGAAAGGAGTTAACGTTGTAGGCACCACCGAACAATTCTATGGTCAGAGTGAGGGTACGGGTATTTGGGTATCAGGAGAGGACAATAGCGACTTGTTCAGCTACTATCGTGAGAGTTGGTACAATTCACATGGCGTTCAGCCCAAACTGAATGAACAGACCGAGAAGCGTGGTTGGTATTACGAATGGCACGATGCTGGCACCATGATGCTTTACCCCAATTAAAAAAAGTTTGTAAAAAACTTGCATAGTAAATTTTTTTATATTATCTTCGTTAAACAATTAAATTAAACAAGATGAAAAATAGAAATGAGAATGCGTCTATATTGGAATCAAGATTGTTATTTCATCAGACAAAGGATTTGCGACAATATCGCGTAAAAGATTACAGACCTTACTTTGTTATTTCGTTAATGATAAACATTGTAATCATAGCGAGTTCATTTAAGGGTGAAGACAAGGTTGTAGTCAAGTACAAAACTATCTTTAAGGAAAAGGTTGCAGAGGCAGTCGAGGTTGTTGAATCGGACATCGAGTTAACCGATGAGGCTATCCTTAAAGAATTGATCGAGCAGGATTGTGTTCTACCTAACGTGGCACTTGCACAATTTAAGATTGAGAGCCAACATTTCAAGTCGGACATTTGCCGAGAGAATAAAAACATCGCTGGTATCAAAACAAGTCGTAGTGAGTATGTAATTGGTAAGAATAGAAACCATTGTGCCTACAAAACCTATCGTGATTGTATCAGAGATTACATTCGTATCCAAAACCGATACCTTGAAAACATTGATGGTCGTTATGCTGAAGATGGTCAGTATGTGGCTTTGGTAAGAAAAATGTAAAAAAGTTTGCACAATAAATAATTTATACTTATCTTTACAATATCAAATTAAACAAGATGAAAAAGTTAGTATTATTATTAGGGATTGCAGTTTCATTAAACGCATTCGGACAATCGTCAGGCAACATAGTTTATATGGGTCAGGACGAGAACAACGCACCAATCTACAAGAATGTAAAGCCATTCTCATCGTTCAGTGCCAAAGCGGGTATTACGATAGCAGTGAGCGGGATAACAGCGTTTATTATCTATGTCTTTACCGACAAGAAGAAAGAAGAAGTTGAGGTTGAGGAAACCTTTGAACAAGAGAACGTGGAAATTTAATTTGTAAAAAACTTGCACACTAAATTATTTTACACTATATTTGTATCATAATCAAAAAACATAACAAATGAACAATCCATTTTCAAGACCACAAGCGGGAGCGTACAAGCCATACTTGGTGGAAGCGTTAAACAAAATCGGAAGAACTACCGAAGCAAATGAGTTCGCCAACGGAAGTATGAAACTTGCTATCTTATCAAGTGTTACGGGTGGTGTTAAATTATTCCCCCAACTGAATGATGTTTGTGCCAACGCACTGAATCAACTTGACACCATTGATGAGAATGTACGTTACTACTTTTGGGGTTTATCTAACGGACAATTCGGGGTTGCATCTAGCAACGGAGCCTATGTCTATGACCCAACCGATGTTAAGGCGGTTGAATACGTCAAGGAACAAGTTGAGTTGAGTGATAGTGAAATCATTCAGCCGTTCTTTACCAATTAAGGAGTTTCGTTTACTCATTTCATAATTGTTTTAGGTGGGGGTAGAAATATCCCCATTTTTTTTACAAAAAACTTGCACACTAATTTTTTTTACACTATCTTTGAATTATGAAAAACGAAACAAGATACGATGTGATTAGTCCCGATGGGTTCTCAATCCATTTCAGCGACACCTACGCAACCAAAGAAGATGCCCTAACGGCTTTCCACGATTGGAAGAAACGATTTGAGGGACAAGGGTATTACTCATCCAACAACGGACGAATTCCTTTGGACGAATTAGAAAACCATTGTAAAATAGTTAAAGTTGATTAATATGAAAAACTATCATGTAACAATCATGTCAATTGACCCCGATGACCACTACGGACGTGAGCAAGGGGATGACCACCAAAAGTATGGATTGAGTGTTCAAGCGGACAATCAACGAGATGCAGAAGAAAAGGGGGTTGAGCGGTTTAAACAAGAACATGGTGACTTACCAATCTTTTGGGTAAAAGTATTTGAAGATTAATTTGGTTGTAAACTTTTTTATACTTATCTTTGAAGTAACAAAATAAAACAAGATGAAATTTAAAGCAACATTAGATTATTGGAACCCACGAAACGAAACGGTTGTAACTGAATCGGGGTTCCGTTATCTTGATACCACATCGGTTATCACCAGAACGAAAGATATATCGGATAATACCCAGATAGGTTTGTTTGAGCAATTCTATAAACTAAATAATAGTTTAAGGTATTGCAATGGTAGTCATTACACCTTTCAAGATAAGGGGTGGGAATATAAGTACAAAGAATGGTTGAAGTCGGATGACTATAAACAAAAAAGTTTTAATCTTTACTACGGAAACGGAGTGGTTGATTAAAAAAGTTCTCTTTTTATTTGCACACTAAACTTTTTTATGTTATCTTTGAAGTAAGAAAATAAAACGAAATGAAAAACTTAGAAGGAGTAAAATTGAAAGCCGAGTTCGTGAACGAATATGGTGAGCGTATGACAATGATTGTTGATGCAGACAATAAGACTTGGGTTCACCACACCGATTGTAACGAAGACTTTGAGTTGTTGGAGAAATTTGGTACCACCTACATTTTAGATACACCAGAAATTAGAATGCTTAATTCTTTTATTGGAATGAAGGAATCTTTAAAAGAACAGACTATCGAAGACCTTTTAAACCCGAAGTTGGATGAACTTTTAATACCAAGGATTTAATTATCTAAAAAAATTATAAAGGGGGCAAAAAAAGTCCCCTTTTTATTTGCACACTAAACTTTTTTATGTTATCTTTGAAGTAACAAAATTAAACAAGATGACTGAAGTAGAACAATTAAAGCACCGCATTGCAATGATCGAGGATGACCTAAAAGTTATCAGAGCATTTGTTTATGCGCAGGAGTTGAATGAAACATTCCAAAAGCCAACACCAATGGCAGACGAATGTTGGACACACCTAAACAATATTGAAATTGCTTGCGACTTATCAAGTGATGAAAGTTTAACTTGGAAAAAATTTAGTGAATAAAATTTGGTTGGTAAACTTTTTTGTATTATCTTTGAAGTATCAAAACAATTAAACATGGCAACATTAGAAAAGGCAATAGCAAAGTACCGCACAATCCTTGCAGAGTACAATCCATTCAACATGGAAGAAGACGACCTATGTGAATTTTATTGGGACGACTTTCTTGAAGAAGTGGATACAATGATGAAGAAGATGCGTACAAAGAAATTCTTTGCATACGGACTATCT